CTTATTTTTGATTTAATACGAGGATCAGGTGGGTAAAAGTTTTGAAACCATTGATTATTATCTATCCTATTTTTAATCTCACCAAAAACGATATCTTTTGCCTGACTAAATGATTTAGAAATATTAACAAAAGCAATTTTAGTACCTTTAGCAAATTTAAAATACTTTTGAGGATTCTCTAAACATAAAAGGCGATGAATAATATAAACAATCGCCATTGAAGACACATATGATTTACCTGAACCAATGCCAGCAATATATAAGATTTCCTCATATTTGCCTAAATTTTCAAACTCATTCCAATCAGAATGGTCAAAAATATCTATAAGAAGTTGTTTATTATAGGGTCTTGGCTTGTCTTGTTCAGTAACAAACTTAGGATTTTCTAGAAACTCCTTCATTGTTACTGGCTTGTGTTGATACTCCGGGTGACTTGCCAGAAACTCTAGTATTTCCAACTCCTCTAAGTTCGCGTTGTTTACGAACTTTGCGAATTGCGGCGAGAATAGTAGATTTGTCATCTTTACTTAATTTATGTATTTCTGCGGAAAACTTTGCTATTCTAGCTTCCGCATTCAAATTAACATTTAAATTTTCAGGTGATTTAATTCCTTCAACATCCATTATTTTACTTAAAATTGATAGGGCAGTATTCATGAAAGTCGCTCTAGTTGCCCCTTTTGAATTCATATATTCTTGTATTGCTCTTTGATACAAGAAATCAAGTTTATCTTTAATTTCAGCTCTTTTTTCAGAAAATCCAACATCTTGAGCTAAATCTTCTTGTCTAATATATTCTATATCATTTATAATTACTGATTGAGATATTGGAACTTTAATTTTTTGATTTTTACTAACTTTAATTCCTTTTTCTAGAATACGAATCATTTGAGAAGGTACGTATCCCATTCTCATGAGTTCTCTAACCTTACTTCTACGTAAAGCTATTTTATTAACATTTTCAGGGTCAACATTTTGAGCTTCTACTATTACTTCTTTAGGAGGTAATAGATTTTTATTTAGTTTTTTTACCATGTTTTGCTAGATATTCTAAACAAATTGCGACTAAAGCATCAGGGACATTTTCCTTGCCTGTTGCTTCAATTGCATCTTCGATAATCCTATTTTGTTTTCCTGTTAACATAACTTTAAATTCATATTCTTCTTGTTCTTGATCGTCTAAATTTATTCCTTCATCATCAAAAGAATCAAAATCATATTTTAGTAAATTTTCCATTCCTTCAACCTGTTCTTGAGTATATCCTAATTTTTTTTCTATTTCCTCAATAGAGTAAGTTTTATGAAGTGTATGAATAACTTCAGCTAATCTCAAAACATCAAATTCCCCTCTTAACTTATTAAAGTTAATTGTAGCAATCATTGCTTCAGACATATTTTTATCTAAAACAATAACAGGAAGTTCTTTATATCCTATTTCTTGAGCAGCTTTCCATCGATGAAAACCATCAATAATCATGTATTTGTCGTTTTTTTTCTGCTGAACTAATAAAGGATAAATAAATCCTTCCTCTTTAATATTTTTAACTGTTTGAGCATAAATTTCCGGTTCCATTACATTAGGGTTGTAAGCATTAGGAACTAATCTGTCAATATTGACTAACTTTGCTTCATGTTTGAATTTTAATTCAGTCATTTTTATCCTCCCATTTAACTCCTTTTCTTTCCCATACCTGGGTGACAAAGGCTTCTATTTTTTTAAATACTTTTGCATTTTGTAAGGTACGATTTTTGTGACCTTTACTTTTCTCATCAAAAAATTTATAAACTCCTACTTCGTTTATTCTATCAAGAATTCGCTTATCTTTATACCATGTACTTTGTAATTTTAACCTTTTTTTATCAAAATTGTAAACTGCTCCTACCCGACCACCAAGTATCCAATTAGTATTATCAATAGAGTAAAAAGGATATCTAAGCATTAACTGTAAATCACCAATACCAAAACCATGTGTTTTAATTTTTAATTTAGTTATTCTAAAACACTTATCTAAATGTTTTATTCTTCTATTTCGATGGACACCAACTAAACCACCTAAAGCTATATAATCATATTCTTTAACCATTTGTTCTAATTCTTCATAAGGAGAACCGATATGAAAAGTGGCTAAAGGTTTTAATCCTTTACTTTCTAAATATCTTTGATTTTTAGCTGTTCTCTTAGCATCACCAATAACATCAAGATTAGCATAAACTTTTAAATAGGGAAGATGTTTTTTTACAAAATCAGCGTATTCATCTATGTTAACAGTTATCCCTCTTGTCCAAGCAGAAAAAGCCCCTGAATCTAAAAAGATATTTCTGTCTAATAAACCTTTATCTTTGTGCCATTGAACAAATTTACTTTTACCTGATTTATTTTTAAATGTTAAATAAGATTCAAGTATGTTTTGTAAACCTGCTTTATTGGCTTCTTCGTGGTAAGCACTATATCCTGCAAAATAAAAAAGCATATCATTTTTTATAAACGAGTCTTAAAAATTCTTCTCTTGCCTGTTCTTTTGGATCTCTAAAACATCCTTTAACACAAGAAGTAATTGTAGTTGATTCTCGTTTTTTAACTCCTCTCATAATCATGCAATAATGTTGTCCTTCTATAACAACCATTACTCCTAATGGTTTAACATATTTTTCAATAGAAGAAGCAATCTTTTCTGCCAAATCTTCTTGTAGAATCGGTCTTTTAGCATAAAGTTCCGCTACTCTTGCTAACTTTGATAATCCAAGAACTTTACCCTTAGGAACATATCCTATGTGTATTGTGCAATCAACTGGTAAAAAATGATGAGGACACATTGAATAAACTTTGATATCTTTGACAATAATCATTTGATCATTATCAGAAGGAAAGTATCTTTTTAATAACTTTTCTGCTTCTTTATTATCACTTTCTAAACCTGATAAAATTTCTTTATAAGCCCTTCCTACTCTTATAGGAGTATCTATTAAGTTAGGATCTTCAAGATCTAACCCTAAAGCAAGAATTAAATCTTTTGTTGCTTTTTCAACACCTTTTTGATTTATCATTTTTCGTTAATCTCCCATGGATAAACTATCCATTTATTAATATCATGGCGATAATAATCTGGTTTAATAATAGGTTTATTTATTGATTTATAATGTAATACAACGATTTTACTATTAGGGAACAACTTTTTAACAACATTTATTGTTCTACCAGTATCAATAACATCATCACAAATAAGAACTGATTTTTCACAAGGCAATTTTTTATCAACTCCTTGAAACATAGTTAACTCTTTTCTTTTATCACCTTTATAGGAATTAAGAGAAATTGTTTCTATTGCACAAGGTTTAAGAAATTGAGAAATCAATCCACTAACAAACAAGCCACCTCTAGTTACAGCAACTATCATTTCATATTCAACTTTGTCTTTTTTAATCTGATTGGCAAGAAATTCACAATCTTTTTCAAAATTTTGCCACTTGTAATAAAATTTATTGTTCATATTTAGTTGGATCAGAAATACCTGATTTTTTAAATGCTTCTTTTCTTTCTACACAAGTACCGCAAACTCCACAATGTTTCTTTAATCCTTTATAACATGACCAAGTAAGTTTAAAAGGAACTTTTAACATATGTCCTATTTTAACAATATCTGTTTTATCCATATTAATAAAAGGAGCAATTACTTGAGGTACATTTTTATCATCAAAAAATGAAGCCATAAGAACTCTACACATTGAATTTACAAATAAAGGTCGGCAATCGGCATAAATGAAATGATCTCCACCATGAGCAGCAAAAGCAACATTCTTAGCTTTAATTGAACTAGCATAACCAGCAGCAATTGAAAGCATAATCATATTGCGATTAGGCACAACCGTAGATTTCATATTCTTGGCAGCATAATGCCCGTGGGGAATTTCAATATCTGACTTCGTTAGAGCGGATTTAAGAAGTTCTTTTACTGAAGATATATCAACTACCCTATGAGGGATTTTCAACTGTTTTACAATGGTTAGGGCGGCTGAGATTTCCTTTTTTTGCTTCTGCCCATAATTAAAAGTTAAAGCATGTAAATCATGCCCTTTGACTTTTAAATAATAAGCAAGGGTAGTAGAATCAATTCCCCCTGATAAAATAATAACTGTTTTTTTCACAATTCCGCTATTCTATATCCTAAATATATACCTAAAATACCTATAATACCCTCTATTACTTGAGGAGCAGGAATAGGTAGTTTTAACTTAGCAAATATAAAACCACAAATGGTACCTGTTAATAGGGATAAAATTGAATTTTTCATAATTTTTTAGGATAAAGAATTTTATCTTTATCTTTATATTTCCTTTCAGTTTTTAAACATTCAATTGATTCAAATATAACTCTTACATCATTATGTCCTATATGGGCAACTACTTTTTGTAAATTCATAATTATTCTTTTAGCTTTACATTTAGTATATAAGCACTTATCACAAATACAATTACTATCTGCGATTTTCATATTTATTTACCTTTTCCAGCTTGTTCCTCAGTTAAGCCTTGTTTTTTTAATATTCTAACATTTGCTTTTTGAGTAGCTTTAATTATCTCACTGTCAATTTTATTCTCTTTACACCATTTAATTAAACTATTAATATCTTTTGGGAAACAACCACCACCATAACCTCTTTTACCTTTATGCCAAACATCCCAATACATTCTTCCCATTGGAGAACCAACCCATTTAGAAGCAATTGAACCCTTTTTAACAACTTTGTAATCAATTTTGAGTTTTTCACAAATGTCATAAAAGAAATTAGTAAATATTACCATTAAAGCTCCATGAAAATTATTAACATATTTACAAACCTCAGCTTCACTAGCTTTCATTATTACATCATAGGGACTTTGAGGTAGTAAATGTAAGGCTTCTTGAGCATATTTAAAACTTTTATCTGTATAACCAATAATTTGTCTATCTGGGTTTATTAAATCTTCCCAATTAGTGTTAGCACTTAAAAATTCAGGGTTGAATAAAAGATATAGATTAGGAAAGTATTTTTGAAGTTTATCAGTTGTTCCAGGAACAATCGTTGATTTAATAATTACCTTTTTACCATCAA